ATGGAACTCATCATACGATTTTTTCAAGTCTTCTTTTGCTCGCTTGAGAATATCAGCTCTTGGAGGATTTTTCACTGTTGCCATTGTGTCAAGATCACGATTGTAATGCATGTACTCTTTGTAGGTAGGAGGACGAGTGTGCTTTCTTGACTCACCAATTACTTCTGTTACGAGCTCAGATATTGGAGATTCAGCAATTTTGGAAGTAAACCTGACTTGAGGAATGGAAGTTTGACCATGGATCACCACACTGTGATCTTTTGCTGGGTCCATAAAATGGATGGGATTCTTAGGATGAATTTCAGGAGAAATGTTGTATTTCACTCCATACTCCTCTTGAACCAAGGTACCAGCATCATGGGGATTCCAAGTGCCAATGAGATTCTTAGCAATCTCAACAGCTTTCCTTGTGACAGGTGCTGAAAAAGCGCTTTCTGCATCACCAGCGGTATGCATTCCAATAATCATAGGATTCTTACAATTTGTGATCAGTGGAGACCCACACAAACCCTTGAAAGTGTCTGGCAAAAGGTATCCATAACCACACTGTTTGAACCCCACTTGGTAATCCTTGACCTTCAAAAAATGCGAAACAGAAGGCCATTTGTGCACTACATCAGAGTTGTCACGATAGTACAATTTTACATCCAGAGGATTTTCTTGCTTTGGTTCAACGATGTCCTCCTGCATCCATTTGAGATAGTTCTTTCCAGACCCGGTACTCACACGAAGAACAGCCAAGTCTGCACGCTGGTAAGCTGGGTCGTCAACGTCCAACATGATTTGGGCCCAATTTTCGCTTGTTACTGAACACTTGGTGTGTTTGGTTCCTATTTTTCCAGGACCACTACCTTGAAAGATTTCAACGTTCCAAACGTCACCCCTTCTTGGCAAAGCATGGTAGGGCACAAGCCAGTCATTTCCACCGACTGGTATACCCAAAACTCGGATTTTTCCAGCAGGAGCCCAAAACACGAAGCGCGCAATGTTCTTTGAGAGTTTGTTTTCAAACTGTTCGAAAGTACAAGTTTTTGATGCTTCAGGATATTTCTCATCAGACACTTCAGCACGTTTCCACATGTTCTGCTATTCACTAGTCAAATACGGTTCCAAGGAAAAGTTCATCTTCCACTTTGGATGTGTAGCGGTCCAAGCATTCTTGCCAACATAGTAGATCATAGTAATAGCTGCCAAAATTCCAGCGGTCGTTGTCAAATTCATCTCAGGTTTGTAACGTTCGAAATTTTCTTGAACAATTTTGCAGAGTTCCAAAGCGCGCTTTCTTGGAGACATGGTAGTGGGTTGTCCTTCACCTTCATCAGGGAATTCTGAATAAAAACCCTCATCTTCTACCTCGCCTACGTCATCAAGCACTGGAGTGAAATACGCTGACTTGAAGCGATTGAAAGTGCCTTTTGCCTTCTGAACGAAATTGGATTGTTTTTCGGCATTGTCAAGATTAACTTCTTTTGGCACAAAAACTCCCATACAAATAGGGCACTCCTTTTTGATGTATCCGTGTAACGAACATTTTTCTGCAGTATACAACTGCGTTTGCGTAGTTACCAACTTGTCTTGTGCTGCAAAATGCAATTTCGATTTCTCCTTCAGGAATTCATTGACCTCAAAAACTGAAACATTCTTGAGATCTTCCATTTCTTCCAAAACATCTGGCAAATTTGATCCCATACGGGTAATCTTAATATGTGTAACTGTCAAATTCCACATATCAGGACAGGGTGAACTCACCAAATCCGAAAAAGGCATACCCGTGGCAGGATCAATACATTCTGGCTTCAATTCCACAGAAATCGTGTACTCAAAACGGCGTAGAATAGACGCTGGGTTAACAGAATAGTATCCAGCATTCAAGTCCTTCTTATTCGTCGTGATGAATCCAACCTTTGACAAAACTTGCATTTTCCCTTTCTTGTCAGCTTCAGGACTCAACGCATTGATATGCATGTTGTT